CCGTTGAAGCATTGGAAAGCACCGCGTTTGGTGACTTGGCCCGCTACAACTCGGCTGGCCTTGAAAACAACGAGTTAACACTTACTCTTTACATGAGCTACGCCTCAAGCGAAACATACGCAACGCTAGCCGGTCTAGTCGGTACCCAAGTAACCGTTATTGTTTCGCCAGCTGCACCAGCAACGCCCGGTACGTACACGGCAACCAACCCGGGCTTTACTTTGACAGGCACCTACCTAGAGTCTTTGCCAGTCATTAACGCCACCATGGGCGAATTGTCAACTATTGACATTACGTTTACTGGCGGCTTGTACTCGGTAGACGTTTCCTAATAACGGCCTCAACACGGCCCGACACGAAAGAGGCAAGTTATGCAGCTAACCCTAAAAGTTGAATTACCCGACAACACGTACACGGTTACAACCAACCTTTACGTTGTTGTGGCATGGGAGCGCAAATTTAAACGCAAGGCGTCCGACATGGCCAATGGCATTGGCATAGAGGATTTAGCCTATTTGGCGTTTGAGGCGTCTAAGTTAAACAAGATTGTTGTACCGGCAGAGTTTGACAACTTCATTAAACAGCTTGTCAACATTGAGGTTGTCGAGCAAGAGCAACCAAGTTTTACAGAAGCGGCACCTACAGACGCCAGCTAGCCGAGGTGCTAGTAGCTGTCGGTTGGTGGCCGCCTAATATCCCGTTTGAGCTACAAGACTTGCAGACGGTGGCTAAAGTGTTGACAGAGGCACATAAAAAAAGGTAGCGACGCTATGGGCATAACCGGACAAGTAGACGTATACGGGGTGCAAGCGGCGTTGAGAGAGTTAAACGACATTGACCGCAAAATTAGGCGGCAAGTGACTAAAGACATTAAAACCGTTGGCGACCAAATTGTGCAAGACGCGCGAAGCATGGTGCAAAGCCAATCGCGTAAACAAGGTGCCCCGTTGTCGGGTATGCGTCGCGGCTCGCTTATTCGTGACCGTGCAGCGGCTTGGGATTTATCCGAGGTGCAAAAGGGCTTAGGTATTAAAGTTGGTGCTCGAGCTACTCGCGAAAAATACGTGGATTTTAACCAAGGCGGTTACACCCGGCAAGTTGTGTACGGTGCAAAGCCGTACCAGCTAATGGTGGTGCAGCAAAAGAGCTTTGCGGGCGCTATTTATGACCACGTGGGTATTGGCATTAGCGGTATACGCAATTCAAATTTTATTGGAAGCCTGAACTCTAAAGCCTCTATTGGTACTGCACCGCGTGTTACTAACAGAGCTGTAGAAAACAACCGCGAAGAGGTAACCGCCGAGCTACTAAGCATTGTGGGTAAAGTTATGCAACAGACAAACCGTAATTTGGTGGTGACCCGTGGCAATTAACATACCGATTTTAACAAGCTTTAGTGGCAAGGGTGTTGCCGACGCTCAACGCGAATTTAAAAGCCTTACGACAACAACCCAAAAAGCGGGCTTTATTTTGCAGCGCGCATTACTACCAGCCGCCGCCGCTATCGGCACCATAACCCAAGTTATTGCACCCGCTATCCGTGCGGCCTCAGACTTTGAGGAAGCAACCAGCAAGGTAAACGTAATTTTTGGGCGGGCGTCCAAGAGCGTTAAAGACTTTGCCAATACTGCCGCTCGAGAGCTCGGTCAATCTAAACAATCGGTGCTTGACGCTGCCGGTGCTTTTGGCACGTTCGGTAAAGCTGCCGGACTAGCTGGCGAGGATTTAAGCACGTTTACAACCGACTTTATAGCGCTGTCTACTGACCTAGCCTCGTTTAACAACACAACACCCGAGGAAGCCGTACAGGCCATTGGCGCGGCCTTACGTGGCGAAGCAGAGCCGCTACGCCGTTTTGGTGTATTGCTTAACGACGCAACCCTAAAAGCCGAGGCAATGGAATTGGGCATATACAAGGGCAGCGGTGCGTTAACAGCTCAACAAAAGATTTTGGCGGCACAATCCGCTATTTACAAACAGACAGGCGACGCGCAAGGCGATTTTGCTAGGACAGCCGACGGGCTAGCAAACAAGCAACGCACCCTAAGCGCATTGTTTAAAAACTTTCAAATACAACTAGGACAACAACTACTACCAGCGGCAACCGATTTTGCTAACGGCCTAGTAAAAATTAACGACGCGTTTAGCGCTATGCCTACCCCGGCAACCAACGCCACGGTAAAAGTAGGCAAATTTGGCAAGTTAATCCTTGAGCTAATAAACCCAATATCGGCGTTTGTTAACGGCTTGCAGGCTATTGGCTCGGGCTATTTTGACGCCGAGCAAGAAACAGGCGCATACAACAAGGCGCTTGGTTTGTCGGCGCAACAGCAAATGCGCGTGGCGGACGCTGCCGGTGTATTTAATTCTAAATTTAAAGAGACAAAAGACAACGTGGGCGGCGCTAAAAAAGAGGTGGAAAGTTTTGCTGAGGCGCTTAAAGACAAACTTACCGAGGCAGTAGACACCGCTAAAGACAAGTTGGCCGAGGCGCAAGGCGAATTTAACGATTTTGCCACCAAGGTAAGCGACGCCGTAAAGGGCGCCCTAGATTTTAACGCCGCGCTTGAGGCTGGCGACTACGGCTTTAAAGGCTTCTTAGACGCCCTACGTGGGCAAGTACGGGGCATTGTCGAGTATTCCACCAACCTTGGCAAAGCCTTGGAAATGGGTTTAAGCCAAGACGCATTGGGCTACGTTATGGACGCTGGCAACGTTGCTGGCGCCGAAATAGCGTTAGAGCTTGTTAAGGGCGGGCAAACCGCTATAGACGAAACCAACGCGCTTGTAGAGGCCGCACAACGGGCAGCCGACAAGGTAGGCATACAAGCCGCCAACAATTGGTATAAGACAGGCGTAGACCAAGCGCAATTTATTGTTAACGGCCTCGAGGCCGAGCTAACCAAATTAACGCCAAAACTTATGGCCAAAATGGACGAGATAGCCGCAAAGCTCAAGCGCTCGGTAAACATTGACGTAGTAGTAACCGAACGGGTAAACCGTATTGTTTCAACTATTAGCAGCTCAATACCTAAAATGGCGGACGGCGGCATAGTGACCGGGCCAACGCTTGCCATGATTGGTGAGGCAGGCCCCGAGGCTGTAATACCGTTATCGCAAATGGGCAACATGGGCGGTAGCGGCGTCACAATTAACGTGGCTGGCGGGTTGTCTACTAGCGCCGAAATAGGGCAAAGCGTTGTTAACGCGTTGCGGGCGTATTCGCGTACCGCTGGCCCGCTGCAATTAAACGTGGCATAACATGGCTGTAGCTGTAGTCCAATCGGGCAATTATGACCTACAAATAGCGACAGGCTTTCAAGTTAACGCGTTTACCCTTGACGACGCCACGCGCGGGGTGCTTAATAATACCGAGTACGTGTTAGACGGTTTAGGCGAATTTGCAAGCGTTTTAGACGGCGCGCTAAACGTCAACGTACGCCGAGGACGACGCGACCAAGGCGACACTTTCGGCGCTGGCACCATGACCTTTACCCTCGACGACACGTTAGCGGGCGGCGTATTTAACCCCTTTAACACCGACTCGCCGTTTTACGACACGGCACAAGCTTTACCCGGGCTGGCCCCAATGCGCGAGGTACGGCTACTACGCTACGACAGCACCAACACGCCGCAATACATTTTTAATGGCTACATAGTCAACTACGACTACAACTTTAGCCTCGGTGGCACCGACACCGTAGAGGTATATTGCGCCGACCAATTCTATTTGCTAAGTCAAACCGTATTGAACGAGCTCAACGTAGACCCCGAAACCTCGGGCGAGCGCATTACAACCGTCCTAGATTTACCCGAGGTTGACTTTCCAATAGCGGCCCGCAACATTGCTACAGGCACCGTAAACCTCGGCCACGCCAGCGCTTACACCGTGCCAGCCGGTACCAACGTACTTAACTACCTAACCCAAATAAACGACACCGCCGAATTTGGCCGTTTGTTTATGTCTCGAGCGGGCGTCCTAACTTTTCAAAACAGGATAGGCAACACCCTTGCGGGCAGCTTGGCCGATTTCCACGACGACGGCGCGCCCGGCACCCTCAAATTTACTGGCGTAGGCATATCTTTTGAAGCCGACCAAGTAATAAACCGCGCTGTAGTAACCGCCCTCGACGACAAAACCGCCACCGCTGTAGACGCTGGCAGCATTGCCACGTACTTTATACAAACTACCAACATTGGCAACAGCCTTTTACATGAGCAAACAGCCATAGACGACGCCGCGGACTACCTACTAAACGGCCAACCCGAAGCCCGCTACACGTCAGTAGAAACTACGTTTACCGTCCTAACAGCTGCACAACGCGACACGGTAGCCACCCTCGAAATTGGCGACACAATCACCATAGAAAAGACTTTTACCACGGGCCTGACAACCAGCGAGCTAGCCCAAGAGCTAGCCATAGAGGGCATTGAGCACCGCCTAAACTTTGCTACCGGGCACAGCGTCCTAATCAGTACCAGCCCTACGGTAATTGTGTACGAATTTATTTTAAATGACGCCGTTTACGGAATTATTGGAATAACCGACCCGCAACCCGTTTTAGGATAAAGTAAACACATGGGCGCAAACGCAACAACCTCGGTACCGGTGTACGCAAGCGGCGAGGTATTGACCGCTGCCAATTTAAATATTACGAATAGCGGCATACCCGTTTTTGCTACCACGGTTACGCGTGACGCGGCTTTTGGTGGCACTGGCGAAAAGACTTTAGCCGAAGGCCAGTTTGCTTATATTGAGGCAACTAACGCATTGCAGTATTACGACTCGGCCTCGTGGCAGGCGGTTGGCGGCGGCATGACTTTGCTTAGCACGACAACGCTAAGCGGTGCAACGACAGCGGTAACAAGCATCAGTCAAGATTACAATATGCTTTTTATTACAGCAGAAAAATGGTATGCGTCTAGTGCTGCCTATTTGCGTGGCTATTTAAATGGTGACACGACAAGCGGCAACTATGTTTCTATGTACAACCGCTATAGGAGCGGCGGAAGCCCTGAAGGTAGTGCAGACAATTATGTTCTTACAGGTTGGGCAGAAGGCCCGGGACAACACGACAATTTAATTGTTGTTACTATCCCAAATTACACAGGTTCATCAAAAAAGATTTGGAGTGGAAACGGCTTTATTGACACCGACAACGGGCAAAAAGGCACTTACCACGGTTCAGGTTTTTATAACAGTACTACCGCAATCTCCTCTATTACTTTTGCGCCAAGTGCTGGAACATTTAGTGCAGGCACAGTCAAAATCTATGGGGTCAAATAATGTCTAAGCCAACTATTCGCATACACGACATGACAACAGGCGAGGTCATTGACCGCGTGATGACTGACGCAGAACACACCGCATGGCAAGCACAACAGGCCGAAGCCGAAGCGCAAGCCGAAGCCGACGCCGCAAAAGTTGCCGCACGGCAGGCAGTCCTAGACAAACTTGGACTAACAGCAAATGAAGCCGCCGCGCTACTGGGCTAAATATGCGGCCCTTATTTTTATGGTTGCAGTCATAGCGGCGGTATTAAATGGCTGCACAATTTCTAAACAAAATACGACGTACCAATGTTTTACGAAAGCGAGTTGCGAAAATGATTAAAACACCTGAACAGCAACACGCGGGGCTAATTGTTTTCGTGGGCCGTCTTATGGCGGTGTGTTTTAGCTTTACCGTGTTTGCATTTATCTACGGAATTTTATTTGTCGACCAGCCTGAAAAACAGGCGCCTACTGACGCACAGCTCATTGACCTACTTAGCACTTTGCTTGTGTTTCTTACAGGCACCCTTAGCGGCCTTGTCGCGTCTAACGGCCTTAAAAGCAAAAGCGAGCCGCCCAAATAATGGTTGTTGCTAAAGCCAAGCCCGGTGTTGCTGGCGCTCGAGATTACATAGGCAACGCCGACGGGGCAGCACCCGCGCCACGTGCTGGCACTAATGCTTGGATTAAATGCGCTATTAAGTACAGCGGCAAAAGTTTGTGGGATAACGGCTCATGGGGCCAACGCGACATGCGAGGCAAACCCGGCAGCTTGTCGGTACATGCCACGGGCCGCGCCATGGATTTAAGCTGGCGCTACATGGCAGACAAAAACAAGGGTGTAGAAACAGGCCGCAAAACGTCGCTTGAGTTTATTAACAAGGTTGCCGCTAATGCCAACGCGCTAGGTGTGCAAGCAATTTTGGATTACTTTCCAAAAGATTTTGGGCGCGGCTGGCGTTGCGACCGTCAATCGTGGACAAAATACACTAAGGCCGAAATACACAGCGCACCGGGCGGCGATTGGTACCACGTCGAGATATCGCCAACCATGGCAGACAACCCGCAAGCCGTTGAAGCCGCGTTTTTATTGGTGTTCGGGGATAATCCACCAACCGCGTAGCACCCTGCACTACCGTTGGACTACCGACGGAAAGCTAGAGGTACCTAATGACAGACGAGCTACAAACCTTTTTGTACGAGTGCTACATAACGACACTCGACAACGGCCAACAGGCCATGTTCCAACTATTCCGAAACCCCAACACGGGCAGCGTCCTACACGCGCAACTAGCTTTTAAAACCTTGGCTAGCGGCACGTGGGGCGTACCCTACCAATGCGAGGTA